CGGCAGCAGACGCAGAATTTGCGGCGTTTGTTTCACTAACTGCAGCAGCGGCTGCAGAGGTTGCTGCAGATGTTGCAGACCCTAGAATGCTATCGGTATAGTTCTTCGTAGCCGCATCTTGAGCCAGCGTAGGATCACCAAGACCAGTGATCTTATTGGTGCCCATAGCAATAGCACCGGTCATGCTACCACCAGACAATGCAAGCTTAGTATCAGAATAAGACTTATTAACAGCATCACCAGACGCTGTAGGAGTTCCTAGACCAGTAATCTTATTGTTGCTCATGGCAATAGCACCAGTCATGGTGCCACCAGCCAAAGGCAACTTAGTTGCTAAAGAGTTTGTTACGGTAGTGCTAAAACTGGCATCGTTGCCCAACGCAGCAGCAAGCTCATTAAGAGTATCCAGCGTACCTGGAGCACTATTAACCAAGTTAGAAATACTAGTGTCTACATAGTTCTTTGTAGCTGCATCTTGAGCGTTGGTGGGGTCTGTAATGTTTGTAATTGTAGCAGACGTCCCAGCATTCATGTTCAACGTGCCGTTAATGACAACATCGTTGAAAGAACTAGAGCCACTTGCTGCAGTTACGTTACCAGTTAGATTGCCTGTGACGTTACCAGTAACATTACCAGTGACGTTACCAGTAACAGCACCAGTGATGTTGCCTGTAATGCCGCTGGAGGCCGATAGAGCCGTAAAAGAACCAGCACTAGGAGTAGTCTGGCCTACCGGCGTATTGTTGATTGTACCGCCAGTAACAGCAGCCCCGGTAACGGAGCCACCGCTAATGGTCTTATTGGTCAGAGTTTGAGTAGCGGTTAGAAGAACATCACCAACCGGAATAGTGACTACAGAGCCACCAGAGTCTTTTACAAAAAGTTTCTTATCGGCAATATTGATAGCAAGCTCACCCGTTTCCATGTTCCCAGCAGAAGGAACAGCGGAAGGTGTCTCACTTTGAAGAGGAACCAGTGCTGCATTGAGGGTCGTTGCCATCAGTTTCTCCGATTATTCTTGGCTATCTGCTTTCTTACTCTTTTTGTCTTGAGTAGCGGTTTTAGCAAGATAGGCTTCATAGGCTTTCTTGTCTACTTCTTCATACTCAAAATGTTTACGCATACTTTCAACATCATTATCCGCAGTAAACTCAAAGACAGCGCCAAAGTGTTTGCATTTAAAAAAAGCCATAGCAACCTCAAATATCTATAACAGGGGTACCAAGAAAGATATACATAATCACTTCTGGTAAATCAACTGGACCACCTGATGTATTTCTAATTTCAAGATGCAACTGTCCCGGTCCTTCAACATGAGCATACCGAGAAAGCTGCTGCCATGAAGCGTTACTAGAGATACCAAGAACAATGTCGTAAATTACTAAGCCTGGAACACTAATAACTTCAGTATGAGCAGAATTGGAACTAATACTAGGAGGATCAATAATGACTTTTACAAGCCAAGTATCCTCAAAAGCACCGGCAAACTGTTGTCTACCGCGACGAACATACTGGACCTGATTAGACATGATACACCTTACTAGTAGTAAAGGGCAGCACAGCCCCTACAGAGACTGTGCCGCCCTTTGTAGCCTAAATTAGGCCGGTACAGCAATCGGGAACATCGTTGCCGGAGCAGCAGCGAGGTCACCTTTACGCAGCAGTTGAACACCGTACAGCGTATCAGCGGTGAACAGGTCACCCAGATACTCTTGCTTGTACTGCGTCTGAGCGCGAACACCCATTTGTTCCACGAGGACAGCGGCGTCTTTGTGGAACATCAAAGCAATACGCGCAGCGCCGGTAGCAGTGTCGCAATTCGGGGTAACAAACACTTCAACCCCGTAAACGTCACCAATCTTACCATTACGGATGGTGTTGCCGTTACCAACTTCACCAACAAACGCTTGCTCAGTAAAGCGCGAGATGCCCATCAACGTGTTACGGCTGGACGGAGGAACCACCAAAACACGGTCTTCCATCGGTGCATCATTGTCATCAAGACGCTGGATCATTCGACGAATGCCAGCATCGGTCAGCGCAGAGGCGTTAGGAGTACCAGAATTATAAGCAGTAGAGCCGTCGCCACCAATGTAGGCGTTTGCATAAGCTGCAGTTCCTGCACCGTTGTTAGAAGAACGACCCAGCAAAACCAGATCAGTATCTTTTTGTCGGGCCAGCGCGTAGCCAGCTTCAGACGTATAGAACTGACGCAGACTTGCCAAAGCCTGTTTCGACACGATGTCTTCGATCAGACGCGAATACTCATAATGCTTGTTAATCGAAACAGCAACTTCTTGCTCAGTGTTGTACTGAATCGTAACAGCCGTATTAGCTGCCTTTGCCGCAGCCGTACCCCGAACAGGAACAGGAATATGAACCGTGTCACCTTTCTTGCCCTTCATCGACATACGTTTGACAAGGTTTGCCATAACGAGTTTTTTCTCGTAAGCGGCAACAATCTCGTCTGACCAAATCTCAGGGATAAAAGTAGCCGCAGACGTCGTAGTGACGTTATTGGCTGTACCAAAAGCACCAGAAGCCATAATATTCTCCGAAAAGTTAAATTACCTGACCCTTTTCTCAGCATAGGCTTGCATAATTTCGTCTTGCAAAGCCATGTACCGTTTAGGATCGGTTAGTTGCAGTTTGATGAGATCAGCCCGACGATAGATTTTCTTTGATCCTTCTACAGCAGCGTTTCCTACAGGAACTGACGCAGACCGCAAAGAAGAATTAGCTTCTTCTCGGAGAGAATCACCAGCCTCTTTTTGAATTTTACGCGCTTCACGCAATTCTTTAAAGGTGCTAAGTAGATCATCCCCGGCTTCCAAGTCAAATTGTTGATGCGCTTGCATAAACTTTTTGGCTCGAACCGGCGAAGCTTGAACCCAGGATTGAAACTCAGGGTCTTGGACAATTGTGCCAACATCCGGGTGCTTCTCAAGCAATGCAGTTCGCCGTTGTGCCATACTCATTTGCATTGCAGCCTGTTGAGCCTGCTTTACAGATGGATGGTTTGCAACAGCCCTTTCAATTGCTTCTTTAGGGTTAAGCAAAAAGTCACTATCGTCTAGTTCAGGCTCGCTAATTTTCTTAGCAGCCTGCTCAGCGTCGAATTGTCTCTTGATTAACTGATCTGCTAGAGAACGAACTTCGCCAACTTCACGCGCCTGTTTCCCAATGAACTGTTCTTGATCTGAAATGATCTTAGCCAGTTCGGCGGCACTCTTACCTCGCAGTTTTTCCGGTAGTTCCGGGGCTGCAGATTCTTGTGCAGGCTGTTCAGCTTGCTGTTGTTCTACTGCTTCAAGTTCATCTTGAGTTTCGATAAATTCGGCCATTCTTCATCTCCTGCCGGGGCTTCCGGTTATAGGATTAATAATATAGCGCAGCGGGGGCCTACTCTTCCCGTTCCCTGCGCCTCTTCGCACCTTGTTCATGCTGCCGTGTCCAAGCATCGTAGGCGGTTGGAAAAGCTCCAGTAATGCCTTCTAGCTTGATGTTTGGCGCAGAAACTTGGCGGTCTGCTTTGCCTTGACATACTCCACAGGGAATTTGGTATTCTGTGGGATATGAAAAAGCTTCAAAAGTATGTCCGTTAGGACAAAGCCAGTTAAATAATCGACGGGAACTCATTCAGATTTCTCCAATTCACTTAGAGTCTCTTCCGTAAGTTGCTCCCAAGAACAAACCCAATCTAAAATGTCTAACCGTCCCTTAAAATAATCAAGTTTACCGTCCGGGACATTTCTAACGTCTTGATAGGCTTTTTGAAGTTCTTTTACCCGTTCGGTAAAGTCTTTCCAGCCCTCAGTCATAAACATCTCTAACTGGTTTTCATACCACTTTGTTGTTTCTTCATCCATAAGCGACTTGACATTTTAAAATAGTTATGATATAGAACTATTATACCATAACTTTAGTAATTTGTCAAGCTTTCTTACCCATTGCAGACTGCCTAGCCTTTACAAGGTCTACCATCATTCTTTGTTGGTCTGATTTAGCTTTTCCTTGCATCTGCATTTGGGCAATACGCTCGTTAGACTGCATTTCTTGAGCCTTAATGTTTAAGTCCATCCGTTTAGACTGTTCCTGCATCAGACGCAGCCTACGGTCAAACTCGCTATCTTGGTCCATGTTCTGAGACAAGTTACCAGCCAATTTAGCTTGAACCTCCATTGGCAGTGTTTGAGCCTTAGCCATAGCCAACTGAGCCTCGGCAGAGGCCTTTTGAGCTTCTGCTTGGACTTTTTGTAGCTGGGCCTGTGCAGCCTGCATCTGAAGCTGTTGCATAGCCTGTGCCATCGGATCAGGCTTTTGTTGAGACATTTCTCGAAGTGCTTGGATCAATTGTTCTTTACTCGCAATGTTAGAGTTTTCGACAATACTGGAAAGCAGCATTGGAACAATCGGGGATTGTGGACCAAGGGTTTTAAGGATACCAGCCAGTTGCTGCTGTTCGTATTCTCTAGCCATCATGCCAAGGGTTCCCGTAGGCACAAAGCTAAAGTCCTGTACCGGATAGCGGTCAGGATCAAACTGCATATACCTCCAAGAGGTTTTTTGAACTAGCGGAATCAAGAAATCTTCTTGGAAGTTCATTAAAGAATGTTTATGCTTCTTGAGCAAACCAGCCATCTGCATAGACATGACTGCTGGGTCTTGAGCATTGACGTTGTTTGCTGGATCAGTGGTACCAGTTGATTGGGCTAGATACTTTTCAAACAATCGTGCAGTTTCAACATTGATCGGAGAAGTCTGTCCAAGTGTAATTGGCATCAAAATCTCTTGCGGCGGTCCCTGTACACCTATGTTACGTCCGGGGGTGATTTCAAACTTGAATCCCCTGGGCATACGAGTAACGTCAGAAGCAATCATTGGAGCGGCTGTAATGGCGCTGTAGTCCAAATGAGCGCGGATTTGAGCGTCGATGGCTTTCTGGCTGTTGTAGCCCTTTTCACAGGTTCCACGGCCCCAGAAACGTCCAGGAATGATCTCAGGACGGTACACAACAATAGGACGGTCCTTCATCATGTACGGGTTTTCTTTAGCCATTAGCACATGACCATTACAGATAATGACTACAGCTTCCACCATGTTAGCGTAGTCATCAAACTCTCCGTAGAGCGATTCAGCCTCTTCAGACTCTTCGTACTCTTCGTCACCACCTTTAAGATACTCTGCAGGCACTAGACCATAGTAACGAATCACTAGAGCTTTGTCTTTAGTAAACGGAGCGTCTTCCGTTACCGGCTCTTTGTCGGTTTCAAAGACTGATTCATTGATAGGGCATTTACGATACGTTCCATCTTCCATTCGTTCAACCAAACGAAACAAAGGAACATACTCTTCAACAGCACAGCCCAATGAATCTTCTACATCACGAGCATTAGGATCAATCAGAAAGTTCCTGGGATGCACCGGATAAGGCTTCACAGACTTTCTAGTGTTCTCAGTTACACCGACAGCTTTCATGCCCTGTACAGGCGTTGGAGCCGACGCAGGCTGTAGCATAGGCTCTTCAGAAATCACAATCTCTGCAATGCCTGTGCCGTATACTTCAGCATTTGTGTTAACCTGACTGATGATCTTTTTAACACGATCACGCTTAAAGTCCACCATGAGTGCGGCTTTTAGCTGCGCTACATCTTGCGGGTTTTGATCGTCATCGTCAATATCAAACCACAGGTTCTGACCAAAGATTGCTTCTTCAATCTCAGTACGCCTGCTGTCAATAGCGTGTTGAATGGCTGGCGTAACCATACGAGAACGCTCAGACTGACGGTTTTTGTCAGAGCCTGACCATTGGCCTCGCCACATACGCTCATACTCATCCCAATCAGTCTCAAAGTTAGCGCGGCGATGGTCCCGCCATGTGTCTGTCTTGTCAATGACAAACGCTGCCAACTCCAACAGATGCTGTGGGGTTTTATAGCCGGTATCGTCTTCGTAGTTGTCCATTAGTATCCTGCCACTTCGTCGTAGATTTCAAAAGAATCATCGTCCTCTCGCTCTACCGGAGTAGTAGCTACTTGGTCGATGTAGCTTAATGCATCAATCAGGTCATCATGAGTTTTAGAATCCGGGAACTGCAATAACTGGTCTACAAAGTCCCTATTCCAGTCTCCACGGTTAAGTTTAATCCTGCCGTGTTCCATTCGTCCTTGCAAAGACCACACAATGCGGTCTGTCTTAGCCCTGTTGCCATGAGTTAGGGTTTCAATGTGAATAAAAAACCGTAACCGCTGCATCAAATCTTTTAAGTAATGCGTAACAGCGTTCTTTAACGCTCCTCGCTCAATACCGACTACCAAGGCTTTGTTGTCTTTAGCAGCCTTTAGAATGCGTACAGCACATTCTCTAATATCCCAGCGTCCATGCTGAATCTCTTTAACCCACCAACCATTTCGGTGTACTTTAACAATTGCAATTGCTGTTTCATCTAGACGTTTATTCTTGTTTGCTTTCTCTTTGGCAACTTCTTCAAAGCCTGCCAAGTCTACAGCGATGTAATAATCTCCGTCTTCTGGTTCATCTTCAGAGAACTTAATCCATTCTTCTTTAAAGATGTCAGAGGCTGCTGCTTCAAAGGAAGCCATGAACTCTTGCCTAAAAGCAAAAGAGGACATGGTTTTCTTTGCAGCATCAATCTCTGTTGCGTCTAAAAAGGGATTGTCGTAGCTTGTGTAGTGAAAAGCTTCCCATTCCGGATCATCCCCTTTTTCGGCATAGTTAAAGGTATCGTAAAAGTGGTTACGTCCTTTAGGAGTACCAATAAACAAACAAGGGGCTTTAGCACGAGCTAGAGCAGGACGAATAATCTGCTCAAAGACCATAGGCTTCATATCGGCATATTCGTCAATCACACAGCCTGCTAAACCAACTCCTCGAAGAGTATCGTGCCTGTCAGAACCTTTTAGAGCTATCCTGGTGCCATTAATCAAAGTCAGAACACCAGTATTTTCATGAGCAGAGCTAATAACGTCCCTACCTAGTTCCTTTAGAGTTGTCCAGATAACGTCTTTAGCCTGTTGGAACGTAGGAGCTACATAGAACACCAGTTCTTCAGTGTTGTTGTTTTGTAGCCCCCAAATCAGAAGCTTCCAAGCTGCCAACCTAGTCTTACCAAACCGCCTACCAGCAGCGACTACTGGAAATCTAGCAGTTGAGTTAAAGACTTCTAACTGTTTAGCGTGTAGTTGTACGTTTATAGTTGCCATTAAGGAGCTTTGCTAGGAAAAATAGCCTGCATATTACCGGACAGGTCAGGATCAACATTTAAGCTTGCAGGTTGCATAGGCTTTGCAGGCTTTGTAGGCTGTACAGGCTCATTAGGTTTAGCAAACGGAGACTGACCTGCTAACAGACGCTGTTGAGCGTGTTGCTGAGCTTTTAAACGAATTTCTTCAGTAGGCTCTTTTCCAGACAATAGCCATTGACGTTCTTCTTGGGTTAGCGTAGGAACTAACAACGGATAGCTAACCTTTTTTCCAGCAATTACTCCATCTTCTGACAATTCGGTAGCAACTTGATTGTTACTATCTAGTAATGGACCAAAGAATCCTTGACCCTTTATTCCAGGGCTGGTTAAAGGCGTCTTAGCACTGCCCCAAGCCTCAGAATGTCTGGGCAGGTTGGCAGGGAACGGTAGCAACGAGTAATCAATAGCCATCAGAAGCTCCTAGAAGGCCTACAAGCGATTATTCTTCATCAGGTAATACCTCCCTAGCTTCTACGTCAAAAACCTCGTCAGAAGGCTGTATAGACGTTTCTGAGGCATTTACAATATTGATGGTGACAGCAGACCCCTTTGAACGAGCATCTTTCTCAAACAAAGAGGTTGGTAGCAAACGATCCATACACATCTTCAACGCAGCCATCTGACCAGGGTGTGCGTCATCCTGAGCAATCTGAAGCACTTTGTCAATAACACGAGTACCCGAGGTGGATAGTAAACGAGCCTTAAACTCATTGATCCTTGCTGTGTCGCCTGCTGGTCTTCCACGAGCAACACGATTACCTTTCTTGTTACTTTCGACAAGAGCTTTAGATGGTCTTCCTTTTTTGTTCTTCTTAGGCTTTTCAGCCTGCACAGTCTGTGTAGACTGAATAGGTTCTGTAGTAGTCATAGTTGTCCTAAAAGGGCTATGTAGGCTAAATAGTCTATAAGTAATAAGTATTAAGAATAAATAATTAATTAACTATAAGCTATTTAGTGCTAAGTAGGTCTATGTAGACTATTATAGCATACTTTATAGAAAAAGTCAAGCTGTTTAGCTATATAGGGCCTGCGGTGTACATGGTCGTAACCTATGCGGGGCTACATTGTTTACTACCAAGCCTCCGCAGCCCCTGCAAAGTCTACTTTCTTGATTCTAAATAAGAATTATTCTCATTTAGACTACTCAGAACTTAACAGATTTTATTGCTTTTTAGCAGACTTTAGCGAACTTTAGCAGGCTTTAGAGGGCTTTAGAGTCTATGCAGTCTCTTTTCCTATTTTACCCTCTCGTATACTTGCTAGGGTACGCAAATTTATACAGACTGCACAGACCCCCATCCCCCCCATGCACTATAATGCACTGCACAATCCTGCATAGCACTATACCGCACTGCATCATACTGCATAGCACTATGTTGCCTGTGAAGTTATCCACAAGCAGGATGATGCAGGCTGTGGATAACTGTGCAGTTCTGTGGATAACTATTTAGGCCTGTGGATAACTTTATAGGGCTGTGGATAACTGTGCAGGCTGTGGCGTCTGTGCAACAGATGAAAGAGGCTATGTAGCAGCCTATCAGACTCTACAGACTCTATAGCCTTTGACTATTAGCTATCAGACTCTACAGACTCCATAGCCTTTGCCTATCACCTATCAGACTATGCAGCCTTCATAGTCTGGGGCTATAGGCTATCGTCTATGCAGCCTGCATAGTCCTGGTCTATTGTTGTTTAATTGTCTCACCCGTTTGGGCTAGGCCATCAGGGTGATAGACGAGCCTGCAAAATATCTTTATTGTGTAATTTCCTTAACTTGATTACCTGGAGTACAACATGAAAACCAAGACCAAGACCACCAGCAAGCTTCCTGCTCACGCTGTCGTTACTAGTAGTAACCTTTCCGTGTACCTGCCAGCCTTTGACGCAGAGCAGGATAACGCAATCATCGCACTGGCGCGTGAGATTGTAGGCAGCAGCAAAAGACAAGGGCCTATTCTGTGGTCGATCATCGAGCAGTGCAGCAATGCATCCAATCAAGCCAATGCAATCACCACAGCCTGCACAGACTTTGCAGAAGAATTGAAATCCGAGAACTATGGTGGAGTTGCAACCCGTAAATCTGAACTGAACAAGCTTCTCGCTGTTGCCTGCTCAGACGCAGACTTTTATGCAGCCATTCGTGAGATTCTGCTAACAACCGGCAAAGGCTTGCAAGGTGCATACAAGCTTGCGTTAAAGGCTGAATCAGAGCGCGCTAAAGAACAGGCAAAGCTTGCCGGAGAATCTGAAGCAGACGACGAAGCAGATGAACTGTCGGCAGAGCCTACCGCAGCCGATTCGATTGGCAAAGCCTATGCAAACGCACAGCAAGCCCTTGCAGCCCTTATCGCAGCCCTATCAGAAGCAGGACGCGACGATACCGCAGCGCAGGTATCGGATAGCCTGCTCCACCTGCAAAACCTGAACATCTAACCAGACTTTGCAGGCTGTGCAGACTGTGCAGCCTGCTTTATTACTACTAGTAATCGGAGCATATCGTGGAGCCTGAACTCTTATATACTGGCTTTGCTGTCATTGCATTCTGTGCAGCCTTTGCGCTACTCGGTTTGTTCACTAATCGTTCATAGTCCGTAGAGCATAGCCTATTGACAGAAGTAGTAGGCTGTGCTATATAGACTGTATCAACCCACTGGAGTAAATCATGATCCGCATTAGCAAAACATCCAAGCTTGACGGCATCCTGTCATGGTCTTTGCAGGCTGTGGAAACCTGTCCAGGTAGCAAAGCAGCCGATGGTGGCCTAGTCGAAGCCTGTAGGGGCTGCTATGCTACTCAAGGCAACTATCGTTTCGCTAACGTCAAAGCACCGCGCCTAGAAAATCGTGAAGATTGGAAGCGTGATGGCTGGGTGTCGGACATGGTGCAGGCTCTCGAAAATAGTAGGTTTTTTAGATGGTTCGATTCTGGTGATTGCTATGATCTAAGACTGGCTGAAAAGATTCACGCTGTTATGGTTGCGACGCCGTGGGTTAAGCATTGGATGCCGACTCGTATGCATAAGTTTTCAAAGTTTGCCGAGATTTTTGCCTGCATGGACGCATTGCCGAATGTTGTGGTTCGTAGGTCTGGCGATGAGGTTATTACTACTAGTAAGGCCGTACAGACTTCAGCGCAGCCTGCGTCCGTTATTGTGGCCGATGACAGAGTAGATACCGGTGGCAAGCTTTGCGAAGCTTACCGGCACGATGGCAAGTGTAACGGCTGCAGAGCCTGCTATAGCAAGGAAGTTAAGCTTATCGCATACCCTGCACATGGCCGGGCTATGAGCAAAGTTATCAGGTTAAAGGTGGCATAATGTGGTGTTATCTATACACGGCAACCATCAGCGCAGCATTGGCACTGGTTTACATCATGAGAACGGGGGGATTTTAATATGTTAGTCTTTAATTACGAATCAAAAAAGCAACTGAAAGAAAATATCGGGAAGCCTTTACGGTATATCGAAACCAGCCTATTCGGGCAGGAATACAAGGATAATGGTATACTTACAGGAGCAAACAGGCCGCACATTACCGGGAAAGGCCGGGAGTTTTTTGCTAATGTTACAATGCACAATGGTCTTATTCAATCAGTAAGGTAAACTATGAAGCCTCAGCCAAAGCGTAAGATAGTCTTTGAAGCTATACAGCCTGCAGAGCCAATGCATCC